ATTGATATCAATAAGATCAGAAATCCACTTGATAGTAAGCGTCTTAAAACTGCAAAGCCAAAGACATTAGCACAATCTGTTGCAGAACTTGAAAAGAATCCCATCATTGCTAATATGTTGGCTGAATTAAAAAAGAAGAAAAAGAAGTTTGATCCAAGCAAAATTGGTACTACTACCAAACATAAAATTGGACGTGCAACTTTCTTAGAGGAAACTCAACGAATTGTTATTCCAAAACATATTGCTGACATTATGGAAAATTGTCAGGAAGAATTACTTAGTCCTGCATTTGCAACTGTAAGCGCCGATCGTACATCTAATCCTTTGTTTGACACAATGCATGGCATTAATGTAGTTGGCTTGTTTGCTAAACATAATTTGTGGGAAGGTGTTGATCCTAACAAATGGGAAGATATGGAATACCCATTCTTTATCATTGACAATAATGATATTGCATTTGCTAACGAAGCGGCTTATCATAGAAATGGTAAAGGCCAAAAGAAATGGACTGCTTTTGATTTTCACAGAATTAAAGTTGCCGGTGTTCGTCAACATGGTTCTACTATTAAAGAATACGTAGATGCTACTAAACGACAATCTATATGTGAAAAGTATGAAGCTATCCCAGTCTCTGCTAGTCACCCACAAAAAGGTAAAGCAGGGACATTGGATCGTATTGACGCAGTTTATAACTGGAGTCACAAAACGCTAGAATTCATTCTTGCTACACACAAAACATACTGGCATGGTACAAAAATTGACAGTGCTGTTTTTGGTTTGTATGGTCACTTGCACGATAATATGAAAGCAAAACATATTCCAATGACAGGACCTGAATGGAATAAGTTCTTGGATAACTTCCATGCTATTATTAAAAAATGTTTTACTGATTTAGCTACATTGCGTAAAGCTACTGAGAACGCACATGTTGCTTGGCATGAGGCTGCATACCCGAACATTAAGAATCATAAACTAAATTCAACTAACGGTGCTTTGGCAATTGTATTGAAGATTTATCAACAGTTAGGCGGTACTCATCTATTGACTAATGATGCGAATGACTTCAACTACGCTGGTGTAGACATTTATGACTATCTGGATGAGATTGATGTACATGAGGCAGTAAAGAATGCCTAAAATCAAACTCCCTGAAAAGTGTGGTTGGTTTTATATTCTGCAACTTCGTCATAATGGCATATGGGGTTTTGGTATAACTAAAAGTGCAAATATTAAAAACTATTTGCAAAAACGATATATCAACCCCGGTGCTAACAAAAATCAAATATTTGATTATTTGTATTATGGTAAGTTGTCAGAAATTAAAGCCCTTGAAGCCCACTTGAAAAATGAATGGGGTGAACATTTACTCATCCTGTTTACAGAAAAATTAGAATGGTTTCAACCTGAAAAAAATATTGATGGGAAGCAAATTGTCAATTTTATTGAAGCAAGATGTAAAACTAACTACCCTGAAGTTTTCAGGGTAAAATCAGAATTTTTACCATTCAGTCCTAGTGATGTTTTTAAGAATTTACAGGACGACCCTGATAAGTTTTTGGAACATATTTAAATTGACAACATCTAAATAGTAGTATATAATAGACACATGAAATACGCACTCATTGACACAGCAAATACATTCTTCCGTGCCCGTCACATTGCATCACGTAACAGTGATACATGGGAAAAGATCGGCATGGCCCTACACTTAACACTAGCAAGCACAAATCAAATTGTTCGCAAGTTTGGTGTGGATCACGTTGTGTTTTGCTTAGAGGGTCGTAGCTGGCGTAAAAGTTTCTACGAGCCATACAAGAAAAATCGTATTGTTGATACACTATCACAAACAGAAGCCGAGATTGAAGAAAATAAAATGTTCTGGGAAACCTACGATGTTTTCACGGCCTTTTTGCGTGAGAAAACTAATGTTAGTGTCCTTCGTCATGCTGAGGCTGAGGCAGATGACTTAATTGCACGTTTCATTCACTTGCATCCCGATGATGAACATTTTATCATCAGTAGCGATAGTGACTATGTTCAACTTATCAATCAAAATGTCAAACAATATAATGGGGTAGCTAATCAACTGATTACGTTAGATGGTTATTTTGATGACAAGGGTAAGATTGTCAAAGATAAGAAAACTAAAGAACCCAAACTACTAGAAGATCCACAATATTTGCTATTCAAAAAATGTATGCGCGGTGACGGCACTGACAATGTATTCAGTGCTTATCCCGGTGTACGTGAGAAAGGTAGCAAGAATAAAGTTGGACTAGTTGAAGCATACTCTGATAGAGTGAAGCAGGGATTTTCTTGGAACAATCTAATGTTACAGCGTTGGTCTGACCATAATGATGTTGAACATCGTGTACGTGAAGATTATGAACGCAATCGTATACTGATTGATTTGACTGCACAACCGCAAGAAATCAAAGATAAGGTTGATACTAGTATTCGTGAGGGTGTGCGTATAACTACTACCCCTCAAGTTGGTATTCACTTTATGAGATTTTGCGGTAAGTATGATTTGACTAAGATTAGTGAACAAGCAGAGACTTATGCAAAATGGTTGAATGCGCCCTATGAAGGTAGTTTAGTATGAACGCACTGGAACAAACTAAGTGTTATTTAATGCAATATGTTCATTCTCAAAAAACGAGTCCATGGCTTGCTAGAATGAATGAAGCAGAAGATCGGGCCCGATGGGCTTTGCAACACTTGGGTGGTATGGCCGGAGATTGGGACACAAATCGTGCTTACTGTTATTACTATTATTCACAACAAAAACAAAAATGAACAAACAATTTGATGACCTATTATACCGAGCAGGACTAACAGCACAAGGTTGTTGGGATGAGTTGGGTACATATGAACAAGAAGCCATTGAACGGCTGATGAAGTTGATTGTGAAAGAATGTATTGATGTTGTTAGTAAAGCCACTGCTAGCCCAAACGGATATCAGGCTCTTATGAAACATTTCGGAGTTGAAGAATGACACATACAATAAAGGTCACATGCCCACGATGCTTTTTGCGGTTTACCTACACCCAGAAAAACGGCAAGACCATGTTCTCACATCTTGTTAGGTGCCAAAAATGAACAAACGAATTAAAGAACTTTATCTACAAGCCCGGAATGCGGCGTGGAATGAACCAATTGATCTTAAAAATTGTTCAGTGGAAGATATAAAAGGAATCAGTCAACAAGTTTACGAAAAGTTTGCCGAGTTGATTGTACAGGAGTGTGCTGGCAAAGTTGATTGGATACTTGCTGAAGGTGGTGGGACACAGGGCGATTTGATTAGAGAACATTTCGGAGTTGGAGAATGAACGAACTTGAAACATTGTTGAAAAATCATGACTGGAGTCATGCAGGATATATTACTAGACCCGCTCTAGATCAGGCCATGAAAGCCAATGCAGGTGCTGAGGCCACAGAACTGTGGGAACGATATTGCCCCTGGAGTGACACCAACGGTGGTTATATTGCATGGACTAAAATTCACAAGTAGGAGAATAATATGAATGATGAAGGACGAGAATACATTATCAATGGATTAACCTCAACAGAAGCTAAAATGCTTGAAGTAATGTGGAGTATTCAATCATCTGAAGATATGGAAGATTGGTTAATGAGCCTTAGTCGTAAAAAACGTTTAATGGCGCATCGTCTTAAAATGTTGTTGCTCATTGAAATGATTGATTATGATGCAATAAAGGATTTGTCTACAGCCAAAACTTACTTGAAAAAGTTTCAATTATGAAAAAAATCTTTTATGAAAAGGTAGGTCGTAGGTACAAACCAGTGTACGAATACGACCAAACCATGATGGATGCTTTTCCCAAAGGCAATCACATTGTGATGTGCTATCCCGGCGGCCAAAGCCGTAGGTACAACATTGACCCCAACTACGCGGCTATGATTGCCGCAGGGCGTGTGGCCGAGGATGCTATTAGCAGTGCTATTCGCAAAGCAAGCGAACTAAGTCCACAACGAACACCACTTACTAAAAGTCAACTTAAGGCTTGGCAGAAATTGGCTAAAGAGTTTGGTGAAGACCTTTGCACATTGCAAGGTGCAAGCACCCGAGACATTGCGGAAGCAGGTGTGAAGGCCATGATGGAAGAAGCCGAACACTTAATGTCTAACCCATCGGTTAAAAAAGCATACGAACACTTTTTACTTGTATGCGAACTAACTAAGGATCAACATGAACCTAGCTGATTACTTTGAGAAACATCGGTACAAGCCCAAATATGAGTTTATGGCTAGAGTAACCGGAATGCACGGAAAAATCAGATGGATTGGTAGTGTGGGTAATGATACTGTTATAAGTGAACAGCGTGGACCCGAACTACATATCCATCTAGATTTACCATTAAAGATTGACAATAGATACACAAATGTGTTAGTATGTACACATAAGGGCGTAACAAGATTAACTAATTTTGATGACGAGATTTCAACAAAGAAAAGAAAAAAATTATGACTGATAAAATACTAATTGCAAAACCGGTAGTACAGAACCAGTTCTGGATAGTAACAGACGGAAACGAAAAAGTAGGTAATGTATTAGCAGATGGTTCTGGCTTTGAAGTTAAACTGAATGGTAACAAAACTCATTTTAAAAATACAAATGCTATTGAGAAGCAAACCAAAATTGAGTTCCAGAAGGTTAAGAAAGAAAAAGTTAAGCAGGATATTCCTTTCAGTGAATACCCGACAACCAAAAAGGTATATAATTCTATCTTAGATATCAAACGTAAGATTCACTTGTTTACAAAGACACTGAAAAGTAAGTGTTATTATGCCGCAGGGTGGTATATTGTTAGTCAGGGAAGTGAACCTACTATAGAATTTTGCCCTAAATATATCTTTATTCAGCGTTATGACTATGTGGGTCCGTTTAAAACTGAGGATGAAGCTAAAGACTTGATAAATATCTAATGATTCAAATTAAGAGGTTTATTGAGAGAGTATCGTTAATTGAGGGTAGACAAGGTAAAGATGTGGTTATTCCAGTATCTGACGCTAGAGGCCTACGTGATGAATTATCTAAACTATTAGCAGACCACTATGAAATGAAAAAGGATTCCCCGAATGAGGTAATTCAAGTTCAAGTAACCGGGGGAACATTTAAATGAGTAGAACACAACCTAAAATACTATTAGAGTTAGTAGACAAAGTAACATACAAATGCGATCAGATCGTTGAAGCAAGTGGCATCTGGGCTGTATTCTATGATGGTCAACCAATCAATCTAAAGTCACAACATTACTTAGATAACGAAGCAACACCTAAATATAAAAAGACCAGTTTTAGTAATCCCGGTCATGCAAGAAACTTGTGTAGAAAATTAAATGCACAATTTAAATCTGATAAATTTACTGTTGTGTTTATGAATAATGGTACTACTGTGTACCCCGATGAGTGATAATAAGTCAAAAAAATATCTTATCACTGAGGCTGTACTTAAACAGTTGCCTCCTATTACAGAACCAATTGACAAAATAATTAACGAATGGTGGTTCACTAGATCCAGTGAGGGTCTACGATTATCCGCAATCGGTGATGTATATTTTCGTCACGCACAAATAGAATTCTTTAATCTTCCATTAAAAATTACACAAGACAATTGGCACAAGTTTATAGTTGATTGCAGTAAGAAGATTAAATGTCCATATTACTTTGGTGTCAATAAAAACGAATTAAAAGAAAAAGAGGCATACATAAGATTGTATGACAGTAAAATTGCCATGATGGTACAATTATATGGTGACATACATAGTTACTTA